TTGATAAATGCTTTCACTTCAGGAAAGGCTTTAAGAGCAAGTACAGCTGCATCAATATCTTCCTGCATACGTTTCTGTCCAAACTCTAGTCGAGTAAGGTCAAAAGGCACACCGTTAGACTCTACATCTTTTAGGAATCTTACTCCTTCTATAAGAATATTCTTATATACCCAATATAGTTTTTCATTTTTCAATATTGCTTTTTCAAACTTTTCAAACAATATAAATGTTACTATCGCATCCATCGCAGCATAGTATTTCATTGTTTCAAACGGAACTAAGTCATAACTAAAGTCTTGTTTGAGTACTCCTGTTCTTTTCTTGTATTCTTGAATCCAGTTGTCAAGTTCTGCTTCATAGTCACCATAGTCTGTGTGCTTGATAGCAAGTTGTTTTAGACCATGAGTACCTGGATTTTCATCAAACATGTAGTGCATAAGCATAGTATCTTCGAAGTGTGGAAACTCAAAGTTGAAATGATACTCAAACCATTGCAAGTCAAACTTACTATTGTGAAATACAACTCGTTTCTTGTTGAACAGTTCTTGCATCATTTGTTCTGCTTTTTCGTCTATACACTCACAATCTACATATACACCATGCTCTCTTTTGTAAGACATAGAGAAACCAAGCATATAACCATCACGACAGTATAATGCTGATGTCTCGGAGTCAAGTCCGATAAAATCATTCGGATGGTCTATGGCTTCTTGTAAATATTTATGCAGTTCTTCACTGTCTTGAATACCAAAACATCTGTCTTCGCCTAGCGATTTTTGTTTAAGTTCTCCGCTTATGTATCCCGTTATACTCTCGATGGCTTCCTCGAATGACTTCTTTGCTTCTGGTCGAAACTTTATCATTGCAGGATTAATTAACGCCAAAAACTTATCATCAATTATTTTTCCATTGTACTCTGTTATTGATGTCTTTCTAGTAAACATTTTGAAAGGCTCTGAACCTACAAGAATAAGCCATTCGTACGAGTCGATATCGATTTCGATATCAACATCTCTTTTCAAAATTTTCTGTTTTGAACTATCACTACATAGAGCATATCTATCATACTCGAAGTCAAAGTACTTATCATAATTAGTACTTGACATTGTTTTTTCTATGATTGCTACATTAGCCATATAATTTTTCCTTTAATCTTTCTATCTCTGGTTTTGTTAAATTACCAGGATCTACATTGTCTCTTAATTTTACTACTCTTGCTGAGAGTTCTAGTTTCTCAGCCAAGCCTTTGGCTTGTTCAGCAGCTTTTACACCCGCCTCATCCCCGTCAAACATAATATCTAAACCTTGAACTCCTTGAAGTTTTAGTAGACTTAGTTTGACCCAATTCACTTGTTGTGTACCAAATGTACACACTGTATTCTTGAGACCTTTGTCCCAAAGGTTAAGAGCATCAAAGATGCCCTCCACCAAAATAACTCTATTCTGTATAGGTTTTACTTTTGCTGGACAAAACGGCATTTCTACCCCGTTGGGATAGATATAATACTTCATCTGTGAGAAGTCGTCCAGACTCCTACCTATCAGAGCCACTGTCTTACCTCGAATATCACGAATAGGAAAGATGATACGATTCTCAAACTTGGGTACGTTCCATGTGAACGCGTCCCAAATGTCGAGAGTCTCCTCAGATATATTTCTGATTCCACCACCTTTCCATTTCACTCTATCCTTTGGGAGTTGGATACCGACAGTTTCGCTTTTAACTTTGTTGACTTTTTCTTTAATACGATGCATCCTTACTTCTAGTGGCGAAGCAGGTGCACCAAAATAGGTAAATAAATTACCTTTATACCCACATGAAAAACAGTTAAATATACCTGTTATTCTATCTATTCTCATAGATGGGTTAGTATCATCATGCTCTGGATTTAGGCATGAAACAACAGCGTCTTTACCTGAGAGACGATATTCAATTTTCTTTTCTCTTAAAAGTTCTTCAGCTATCATAATTACATATATTATAACAAATTTTTAAGTTTGTGTCAAGAATTATTTTCAAGTATGATACGCTCCGCTTTATACTGTTTGCCAATCTCAGGGAAATAAATAAGTTCTGTTTTACAATTAGCATATTTTCGTATTTTTTCAATCCACCATTCTTTTGGTTTTATAGTGACATGTGCATTTCTACCATCACTAAGAGTAGCTCTTGCAGGATACCCCGCTATTGTTGCAAAGACAAACTTCATATTTGGATTACTGTACCAGTATTCTAAAGTTGCATCTAGTTCTTCTTCAGGTATATGCTCTAATACATCACAAGATACGAGTGCATTAAATTCTCCTACTTCGGGTTTCTTTTCATATTCTGGTATACCAAAATCATATAATATTACTTTATTTATATTCCATAACCTTTGTATGTGCCTATTCTTGTAAGGCCATGCTTTACCACAACCAAAATCTAATAGTGTTACGTCTTTATGTTCATAACTTAAATCTTGTATATTCCATACCCAATACATGATTTGTTCTCCAATCATAAATCCGATGTCTTTTCTATTATGTATCTGTCTATATTCTTCTTTTAAGTATTCGTTTTCTTTCTCTGATATAATCATAAAACTTACTGCCTCCCAGTAGTGTCGAGGATTAAATCCCCATTCATTTGTAATCTTCTGTATTTCTGTGCTTCCATGGAAGTTCATCTCCTATCCTCTCATATTCTCTAAACTTGGGGTCGTCTTCATAGTACATAGACTTCCACACTAATTCTGCCATTTGAAACCATATAGCAATTGCCTTATTTCTAAAAGACTCATCACCCCATAAATAATATAGTAGCCACCATTCTTTATCAAATCTACAGACTCTTACTTCTTGGTCATGTAGTTCAGGTATTTCACTAAGTACTCTAAGCCTTTGACTTCCTGCAATCGGATACCAGTTTGGCATACATAAAAAAGGAGAACGTACTCCTTCTTTCTTTAATGCTTCTCGTAGTGGCTCATTGGGCGGTACGTTTGCTATATTCTCTTGTACTTTTGGTTGTTCTAGCAACCATCCTATTGTTCTTACATACCAAGTATGTGGTGGGAGAGGTACTAACTCCGCTGTTTCTCTACTTACTCTGTCATCTGCCATCTTTCAAAATCCTTTTTGTAATAATCATATATTAGTTCTTTTACTACTTCTCTGTTGTAAGGAGCAATTTTTGTTATTGACTCATGATGCTTATTTGGTATTAATTCTAATCTATTCCAAATTGTTTGGTCTTCTAGTCTATGAACCTCTACTTCGGGTTCTCTGTAAAAACACCAAGCTGGTTTATACATAACAAAGTAACTTCCTCCTAATCTAATATGTGCTTTTTCAAATTCTGTTATATCTTGCGCTGTAGACCAGTATGAGCCTTTCCATAAACCATCCATAGCTTTTTTTGTCCAAGTAATTATATCCCAATCAATAACAAAACAGTTATCACATTGATATCGATAAAGACTTTCCCATCTATCTAAAGGATTTCTAATTACAGTATAATACTTGTAATCAGGAAATTGTAATGCTAATTGGTCATAAGTTGCATGTATATTATTATGAATTACATTATTTGAGTAATCTCTTTTACTATGTCGTATATATTCAGCTGGGTTACCTTCCCAGCTTCTATGTTGAAGTTTAAACTGTTTATTCTTAAAATACTGCTCTCTATATCCTCTAGTTATAGATATACCTCCACACTTAGGAATATGAATATATACCTCTTTTTTAGGATGTATCACCATGATATAAATCTTCCATTTGGTCTTCGTAAATAGGTCTAAATTGTTCTAATGTAGGTAACTCAATTTTAAATTTACTATCTGAGTTACTATATACTAATTCGGCACAATGAATATGCCACGCTTCTCTTAATTGTTTTTCTGTATAAATTATCATAAGTCGTATGTATCTTCCCCTGTTGTCATTGTTTCCTTAAGTTCTGACTTTTCGTCTGGGTCAAGAGCTGTGTGAGGCCCAATCTTTAAGGTTTCCCAGTTCATTTCTGAGGTGAAGTTTTCTGCTGCTCCACTTCTCATTTTATCACACTTAAACTTAATACAAGGTTCTTCGTCTCCCCAATGCTGTATACTGTAAGCAGCATCAACAGCATCCAAGATTCCTTTTGAGAATCTTGCCTCTCCTTTCTCATTAGTCTGGAAAGCGGAGAGAACTAGAACTTTGCTCTCTTGTGCGAGAGATTTGAGACCTTTTGAGATCTCGATCTGCTCGGTCCAATCATATTGTCCTGAACGGTTTGGTGCGTTATGGCGTTTAACTTGGTTTAGATAGTCTACTATTACCACACCCAAGTTTGGTAACTGGGCTTGTTTTTGTCTTACTACGCTAATAATTTTCGCTAAAGTAAGAGAGGGGTCATAATGTATATCTATTTGTGGAATGTCTGCTAACCTATTTCTACTAAGTTGATAGTGAAATTTGTCAAAATCTTGGTGGTCACGCCACTCATTATAACATTCCTCTCCACCATTAAATCTAGTAGCCCACCATAAAGCAACTTTATCCCACTCCATTGGAGAAAGATTCTTTGCTTTGATTCGCTTACTAGGAACACCAGTTTGAATACCACAGATTCTCTGCAGCATTTGTCTAGTATCCATTTCAATAGTAAAGTATAGAGCTGACTTGCCTTTTTCTTGGGCTGCAGCAGCTACATTACAACAGGTAAAGGATTTACCTCCACCACGCTGTCCACCGATAACGACCAAGTCTTTGGGAGAGAATTGGTAGTCCAGGTCGTATTCTTGATTGAGACCGAGCGGTAAAAACTTTGCTAAGTCCTCATCACTATCGAAAAGCTCTACTGTTTCCATGTCGTCTGCTTCATCGTTTGTGTCTACGGAATCTTCTACTTGCACAACTATTTCTTGTAATAAATCTATGTTTTCTCTAGCATCAGATATGGCAACTTGTGTGTCTACGTAGTGTTCGATTTTCGATAATATTTCGGATTGTGTAAATTGGTTTTTCAGATAGTCTAATAGAACTATAGACTCGACATCTGTTTCAACTGTTTCGATTGCATATATCTTTTCTTGTAAATCACGCGAACGAACTTCTAGCTTTAAGTCTTCAAAGCTAGGTAAATCGTTATACTTATGAACGTGTTTATCTACTATTCTCCACAGTTTTCGGTACTCACCTTCTGGGAAATAGTGTTCTTTTAGACCATTCCAAGTCTCAAAGTCGCCATTCGCAAGTATCTGTTTGAGTAATGCACTCTCTAAAGTCAAATTGTCTCTCCCAAAACAAAATTAAAGTTGAAAAAAAGGCGAGTAGACTACAGAAGCCGACTCGCCCGAATAAGAAAGGTTAATTAACCTATTTCTTTTTTAGCAGCACCGTTGTAGTCCGCGCACTGTAAGCCTCTTCTTGTTAGCATTGTTTTCACGCCTCTAACAGTTTTGCCGATTTCATCAGCAATTTCTTCAACAGTCATGCCGTCAATGTCGACACCTGCTAAAGGATCAGCTTTGCTTGAACCTTTGGTTTCTTTCTGCTTAGGAATAGCATTGATTTCTCCTGCTCTTAGAAGAGATAATGCTTTACCTCTGATTGAGTTTACGCTTCTGCCCATAGCTTCTGCGATGTCCTCAATAAATGCACCATCATTGACTAATGATACGAATTGTGACTCTTCTTCTTCGTTGTATGACTTGACTGTCTCAACTTTAGGAGCAGGTTTAACATGTTCTGTTAACTGCATAGAAAGAATCTTTCCTTGAATTGACTTAGCAGTAAATGCTCCGCCTTCAAAGTTTTCTGCGATTTCCGCATATGTGTAAGAACCGCTATTATCTTGCACGAATGTTGCAAGAGTTGCTTCTTGCTCATCTGTAAAAGACTTGCTTTGTGAAGCTGAAGCTAATTCTACTTCGAAACCCATTTTTCTAAGTTTTGATGAAACACTTCTTACAGATGTTTCTAACTCATCAGCTGCATCAGCAACTGTGTCTTGTGAGATTGGGGACTCACTTCCAACGAAATCAACTAATTGTTGTGTTCTTTCGTCTGTCCATTTAGGTAATGCCATTTTTATTTTCCTCTATCAAATGATTAATATTATTAATTATTATAACACCTCGGTCACGAGCTGTTTGCGTTTTTGCTGACTCAATTCCAGACTCATTTATTAGATGAGTACAGTCTTTTGTCAATGAACTTTTTACTTCGAATCCATACTGATTCAATACTTTAGTAGCGTGTGCTTTAGTCGAGTATGACTTTAACTTACCTGTGATACAAACAACTCCTATGACCTCTTTTCTTTTACTAATTTTATTATTCCATTTGAAAGGTAGTGTTGTCTTGTATTGATTAGGATAATATTCTGTTTCTAACCACTGAATCAAGTTAGCTGATGCCTTTGGTCCGATACCTGCTTCAGTACAACTTTTCTCGCTAATATCTTCGATATGTGATATTCTATCGCATAATTTTTGAGAAGCCGACCGACCAATAAGGGGTATGCTGAAAGCTGGTATCAAATCAACCAACTTACTTTCTTTTGATTTCTCAATCTCCAGAAAGAGTTTCTCAGCTAACTTTTGACTGCCTAATCTATCTTGTATATCAGATACAGTAAGTTCATAAAGTTCTGAATAGTCTTCGATTTGCAACTTGTTAAGAGTTGCTGGTCCAAGTCCTTTTATCTTAAGAGTTGAAGCAAAGTGTTCTACTTTTTTATCCCACTGAGCAGAACAGTTAATGTTCTCACAAAACAACTGGTCATTGCGGTATACTAATATACTATCGCAACAAGGACAGTTAGTTGGTGGTGTAATCTGTTTCACTTAGCTTCTCTCTCCAAAATATAGATATATTATAGACGATTTTTGAGCTGCTGTCAAGAACTATTTTTCCCGCGGTAGATAAGTAATTTTGAAACAAAATTTAATTGTCCTCGCCTTCATAAATATGAGTATCCTCAACCATGTTGCGGTTCTTCCACTGAAAGCATAATGCTTCCCATTTCTTAAACAAATAATCTATCCAATTTTTTATCATATATATCTCCAATAATTTTTTCTGCCATAAGTTGATGACCTTCTTCTAATGGATGGTCTTTTGGGCCAAATGGTACGTTTTTTCTTTTGCACATATCATAAAAGCCTTCGTCTTTGAGAAAAGGTAACTCTTTTAAATAGTCATCTTTTTTCATATGTTTAACTTCCCATATATTATTTGCACCTTCTAATTTTTGTTCATCTAAAGTATGAAGTGCGCAGTTTAATTGACCATCACTCATTTTGTAGAATAGATAAGGTATACCTTTAGATTCTAAAAAATATTTAGTGCTTATCATATAATTTAAACTGCTTACTAGATTATATTGCATAGACCTTCCATGTACAGCATAATTATTTATACCTTCCCATTGTCTTAATCTCATATTTGGATGATAGTGTACTTCACTACTTTCATCAACTTTTAAAGTTTTCTTATCAAATTTATATCTTATCCAAACAGCACTTCTCCAAACTGAAAAGTCATCTAAAAATTCAAAACGATTAAATCCTGACCATACAATAATTGCTAAGTTTACTGGATTTCTTATCATTTCATCCATAGTAGTTCGCCATATTCTATCATTGCTACCACCTATTTTTGCAGTATCATACCAAGCCTGATTAAAATGCTTAGATACTATATTTGCAAAGATATCATCAGGTCTATTCTTAACCTCCATACCTCGCACAAAACTACAACCATTCCAGTAAATCAAAGTACTCTTACTCCATATAACTCTTGGAATCTAGAAGCATCCTCTTCTGTATTTACCATAGGCTGTCCTTTTATATTTAAACTTGTATTTAATAACATAGGTATTCCTGTTCTTTCATAGTATTCTTCTAATATAGGTCGAAGTACTGATGTACAATCCTTTTTAACAACTTGTACTCTAGCAGTTCCATCTACATGAGTTACTGATTTGTAATCATGTTTTGCTTTTGCAACATATTGCATATATTCATTTGTATGTCCTTCAAAATATTCGTCTACATATTCCTCAAGTATCGCGGGAGCAAAAGGACGAAACTTTTGTCTTCGCTTGATGGTATTGACTGTATCTTTAATATCGTAGCGAACATCACCAAGAAGACTACGATTACCGAGCGCACGAGGCCCGAACTCTGCTTTTCCATTTGCAACTCCTACTATTTTTCTTTTTATTAAATTATCCACTACAAATTTAGGACTGATACTTCTTTTTATATCATACCCTAAATAAGTATCCTTAAACTCTACTTTTTGTTTTGTATGTGCCAGTATGCAACCTAATGCACTACCTGCATCTCCTGGATTAGGAAATATCCACATATTATCAAACTTATTTCTAATCTTACTGTTTGCTACACAGTTTAGTGCAACTCCACCAGCATACGCTACATTTGGCCCATACTTACGAGCCTTTGCAAATATATTGAGTAACTCTCTTTCTAAATGAGCTTGTGCTGATGCGGCTATATCTTCAGGTGTATGCCAAAACCATTTACGTACTGGAATACCTTTATGATGATTTTGATGTATAACATCCGACATATCAATACATGGCTCACCGTATGCTGCCATACCCATTGTGATATATTCATCTTCGTTTGGTTTGAGTCCTATTCTTTTCGTGATTGCACTATAGAATAATCCTAGTGACCATGGATAAGTTTTGTTCCAAACTTTTTCTCCGTCTACCCAAATACTTGCAGTATCAAACTCTCCAATAGCATCAATAACTACTGTGCTGTCAGGAGTGAAAGGAGCAGTAAAATAAGCACTGGCGTAATGACTTTGATGATGAAAGATATTTCTAATATCATATTCTCGGCATGGTTTTGTCTTTGCCATTCCGTGCATCTCTCGTCTTGCATTTTTAAACTCAGTATGTTCATGAAATATTGTTTTATCATAATAGTATCTTTCCTTTAGTACATCAAAATGCCAATCTGGTATTCTCTTATCATTCTTTTCTTTTGTTATTCTTTCTACTTCGGTAGCAAACTCTATTTTATTGTCTTTCACTATAGCATACGCTGCATTGTGAAAACCTTCACTAATCCCTAAATATCTCATTCTTTTTCGGAAAGTCCTCGAGTATTTTGCTGTCCATCGAGAAACATTCAGTATGTCCTCCAAATTTATGCTCCGTTTTGTGTCTGTCCTTTTGATACATCTTATGTAGTTTCTGTTCGAATCTCCAGCAATCGTAGAGATTCCCCTGCCACAGTCTCTGAATTCGAATATCGTAGTTGGTAAAACCACGCCCTCTTTTTACTGCGTCTTTGAATGTTCTTCCTTTTGCGATGCCTACTTTTATAGTTTCTCGTTCCCATGTTACTTGATTTACCAATACTATTCCATATAATATGCCGTCCACCTCTTTTTCTTCAGGGTAGTTTCTAAAATAAGTTTCGTTGTATATTCCTCCTGCCATTAAACAGCTCCCACAGTTTGTACCAATAAGATGGTATTTATCAAGTTCGCCTTCTCTAACTGAATTACAAATACACACATACACTAGAACTCTCTCAATATTTCCCAGAGTTCTTTTTCTGGTTTCTGAAAGTCTTTTAAAGGACAACGAAACGGTTTATGCTTACTACGAATGGTTAGGTTATTTTCTGTTTCCTTTTCCATTATATGTAATTTTGTAATGGTTTTTATGGAGCAGCAAACTCTATGAAAAGTATCTGCTTCACTAACATACCAAGCACCTGCGGGAAGGTGGTATTCTCCATCGGGATAAATTGCAACGTCATCTTCTATAACTTTGTTTTCTATAGATGATATACAATTTGTTTCTACTATTTGTAAGTTACCCCCGTGTTTCCACTTGCACACTTCATTTATAAGCATGCCTTGTATTATTTCTGACCCAAATTTAATTCTGTGTGTATGAAAATCATCTACTTCTATAGGTGTAAGTTCGGGGCAGTAGAAGTTCCATCTAGTTTTTCTATCAGGTTCATGTATAAATATGAAACCTAATCCGCTATACTGTGGTTTTGTTCCCCACTTTCTTAGTTTATCTATCACTTACTTTCTTTCTCAAATTAGTTGTAGAAAAAGAATGTTGTCTACTCGTATAGTAAACTTCGTGTAATCCTTTTCCTGTAAAATGTCTTTCTGCCCAATCCTCTCCTACAAATCGTATATGGATTGGTGTTGCCTCTAGTAAATCAAGTAGGCTTTGTTCTGTGTCGTAAGGTATGATTTCATCTACATACTTTACTGCTGATAGTTGGACATATCGTTCAAATACTGACTGAATAGGTTGGTTCTTATCTTGTCTATCAATGCTAGGGTCAGTCTGTAAACCTACGATTAAATGCTCGCAGTTTTGCTTTGCTTCTTTTAGCATAACGATATGTCCTGCGTGAAGCAAGTCAAATGCTCCACATGTAAATCCTATTCGTCTATCCATTGTTGTTTTGGTTTTCTTCTTTTAAATGTTCCTTCTTGTTGCTTAAATACTGATTTGTTTGCAACTTGTACAGCGTTCTTCCATTCTGTACATTTTATACAATTACCACAGGGCGTATAAGACCCGTCGGGATTGTGTTTAATTTTTTCTACATTCTCATCTCCTTGAGGAGGATAGCAATACCATATGTTTTCTTTTGCAAAATCCCATACATTTTTTGCTAACATTGAAAGTATTTCTGATTTATATAGAGTTTCAAATGGGAATATATTTATAGGTGCTTCCAATACATGTTGAGCAGCAACTCCGTGCATGTCTAATTGGTACGATTTTTGTGCAAAGTATGCCCGTATAGGAAATCTTAGTTGTAATCTTTGTTGAAAAGAATCTTCAGCATTTGCACCCCATACTAAGTATTTCCACTTTCTAGGGTTGCCTAGTAATAATGTTGTTGCCGCAGACATATGTTGATGGACAGCTAGTCCTAGTGGTATTTCTTGTGGTAAATCATTTCTATCTACTACTAATGGAAAGTTGAAAAACTCACATTGTTTTTTCGCATAGTGTAGTGCTGCATCTTTAGCAGGATGATTATTAGGATTATTATATAGATGTAATCCTACTGCTTTTAGACCTCTTTCTTTTGCCCACCATAAAGCAGCAAAGCACTCTGCTCCGCCACTTACATTTACAATAGTATCAATAGATTTGTCTAAGCCTGCCAATTCTTTTTTCCTCTCTTGCCGTTACTTTTCTATTGCAGTTTGTACAAATAGGATTTATACTTCTATCTCCTGCTAGTAGTGCTTTTCTTGTTTTCATAAGTTCTTCATTGAAGTACCATACATCAAAGAAGTTATCTGTTGTAATATTGCCATATACATTTGTGTCTGTCCAATCATTACAACATAGTTGTATACTTCCATCATGATGTATCCAACCTTTACTAGCTGGTAATACACAAGGAGTATTGATTTCACTTCTATCTGTTGCTATTCTTTCATATAGTTCAGTTCTATTTTGAACTTGAATAGGAGTTTCGCCCCACTCTTCTGGCTTCATACTTTGATCCCAATACCTGTGAGTAGCACGAGGCATAAGTTTCTTTCTTGCTTCCATCTGTTCTTTACTCGCATATGAGTTGATGATAAGCGAATCAAACATATCAAACCACTTGAATTTTTCTTTTAGTTTATAACCATTTGTCAAAATTCTAGTCTTATACTTCCTATCACTCGAATGTAAAATTTCTACAAGTTCCTTGAAATTTGGGTGTAAACTGTTTTCGCCTCTGCCTGTGAAGCAAATATACCCAGTATAGTCCTTACAATCATTTATGAACTTCGTAAAAAGTTCTACACTCATATATTCTTTTTTATTTGGATATGAAGCTGACCTTGGGCAGTAATTACATGATTCATTACAGATGCCACATACATCTATATTGATTAATATTGGGTTCATACTGAAAATAATTTAGTTAAGATTCCTGTAAGTAATATAAAACAAGCGACAGAATTTAGCATTACTAATGCTCTGTCTTTCCATATAATTGCTACAAATAGCCAACCTAAACACCCAATGAACGATAATATTGTATCAATAGTATTTGATATGTCGGCCGACCTAACAACCATAGCTGCAAGAAGGATAACGCTACTAGTCCACTTAACATACCAATCAACAGTTTGTTTTGGTGTAGCACTCTTAAATATTCTTTTACTGTTAGCCAGTTCTTCTTTTGCATACTTCATACTCTTTTTACTATACGAGGAATTATCTCCCCACTCCTAATTACTTCTACATCACAACCAATTTCTAGTTCTAATGCTTCTATATAAGCCATGTTATGTAGAGTTGCTCTACTAACTGTAGCTTCTCCTATCACACAAGGCTCTAATATTGCCACAGGAGAAACAGCACCAGACTTACCGACATTCCATTCAACATCAAGTAATCGAGTTACTACTCCTGCTTGTCTTGTCTTTAGAGCGAAGCTACCTCTAGGGTGGTGTGTTGTGTAGCCTAATTTTTCAAAATAAGTATTAGAGTCGACTCGTACAACTTTACCGTCCTGAGGGAACATGCTATAATCACTTGCTGTGACAGGTTCAATCCCTGAATCTGATACTATATTCATATCTGCAACCCAACTATCTGTAATAGCTGGTTGGATTCCATATGCTATGAATGTCAAATCCCGAGACTTAAATTCTTCAATATCTTTTAAATTCAATGCACCAGATGCATAATTTCTTGCGTTCGGTATAGTCTTTGGTGCGACTACTTCTCCAGTAATCTGTGCTAACCCTTTTATCTTAATATATCTTGGTACTATGAATCGAATTTTATCAGTAATATCTAGACCTGCTTTCCCATCTCCACGAGTAAGTGCCTGTTGTAATTCGCCATCCATGTATGTAATAGACACAGCAGCGCCATCCAACTTGGCAGTCATAATCTTGGTTTGGTTCATATCCCAGTCTGGTTCTTTATCTTCTCCGACAAAGACTTTCTGTAATGAATACATTGGGAAAGGATGTTTGAATCTTTGTTCTCCGACTTCGATGTACCCAACTTGATTCTCAAGTTCAGTATTTTCTACAAGTCTGTCATACACATCGTCAGGTATAATAGGTGTACCTTTTGCATACATCTGATTACAATATTCTAGGTATTCTGTTTTATTCATATGAATATTATACAGAATTTTTGGGTTGTTGTCAAGTACTATTTTTTAGTGCTAAAGATAAATCTTATCGAGTACTTCTTTGAAATGAGTTTCTAATACTCCTTTGACTTCTGATATTGATAAAATCTCTACTAATGCGTCAAAAAGTTCTCTAGTGTTATCCAAATCAATAGGCATGGCTATGCCTTCCCTAGTTGGTTTCCATTCTTCATCAAAGTCTTGATAATACTTCCTTAAATGTAGATACTCTGTGCCACGAAAGTTATTTATCATTACAAAGATTTTTTCATTTTTTTCTTCGTTATAATTTATCTCTTTTTCGTAGACAGGTGTTTCGTTATGTAATTCTATCATTCTTCAGTATCGCTGCTAAAGGAACAATAGATGTTACACTTTCAGGTTGTAATAGTCTATAGGAATCGGTATCCCAACAAAACAAGAGAACTTGTTTTTGATTAGGCTTTGCTCGATTCTTTTTTGATTGTATATATTTATTATCAAAGTCTCTAGTACAGACATTATATTTCATTCTGCGACTGTTTTGACTTCTATATGTGACGATAGCATCTCCTGCATCGTCTATTCTTTTAACAAAATCGTCCTTTTTCATATTTCCTTGTGGGTGGTTAATATCTATTAGCGTCCCAACAATGGTATCTTCTTACAAGGTCATTTCGTTAGATACAAAAAATCTCAGGGGAGTTGCCTCCCCCAAGTTTCAGGGGTAATTAATCGTTAAGTTTGTTAATTAAGTTTGCAAAATACATAGCAGCTTTCCCTGTTAGCTTACTAATAATTGCAGTGTCGGCTTCTTCGCCCATGTCTGAAATAGACTTAATGAGTTCGTCCTGAGCAGCTGCAACATTAACTCTGCCACCGCCAGTTCCTCCACCACTACTTTTTGCTGCTGGAGTTTTCTTTACATATACACCAGCTTTGGTAAGAATCATTCTGACCCCGTTTGGGCTTTCGCCTAACTCTTCAGCAATCATCTTTACAATCTCCATACTGTTTTCTGGAGTTGGTTCTTCTGCAGTATACATCTCTACTGCTTGAGCCTTTGCTTCATCTGTCCAAGCCATTCTTTTTCTCCTAAGTTTACCGAACTTTTGTTCAAATTCACTAAGAGTAGATGTGTGTTTATACCCTGGAGCCCACCCTGTAGACTCAATCATTTGTGTATAAAATCTATCACTCATTAGCTTATTTCCATAATATAGATATATTATAACGGAATTTCAACCTTGTGTCAAGAACTATATTTTAGAAGCTATACCCATAAGTTTCAATATCTTTGCGATATAGCCTATATACTAAAGTTTTAGTCTTTATTGTATACCAATTGTCCCACATCATTGTTATTTTTTCATCATCTAAAATTGATGTATCTTTTGGATGTAGGTCATAAAATTCTAATTCTTTTTGCCAGTCTTCAAATCTAATTAAGTAATCACAGTCTTTATAAAGAACTGTTTGAAGTTCAGGATTATACTTGTCAATCCAATTGTCAAATCCTATAAAATTTAAACTTTGGGAATACAAAGCAACTAATCTTTCATAGGGATTTCGTACTACCCCTATTGTTTTATCATTGTACTTTAGTAATAAATTTTGATTCATTTTTTAACTCCCTTGCCAACTCTTTCGCATTGTCTACTCGATACGGCAAAGTGTCTTTATTATATTTATCGATTCTTTCAACAGCATCTATTAATGCCATTAATTTTATAGTACATTTTTGTTCTTCATGCATTATAATAATCCTTCTAGTGCATTTAATTTATCTTTAGCTTCTGCTAGTTGCGCTACCCACTTATCAAACTCAGGTAATAATTCAGAGTGTTCTCCTATACCTACTGAGTTTTTGAAGTATGTGCCCAGCACTGCTTCAGCTTCTGCAATTTGTGCTTTATATTTTAATTCTAGTGCTTCGAAGTAAGCGTTTCCTCTATACATTATTTTTCTCCCATAAAAGCTGGTATAAATGAATTTAAGAAACGTTCTTGATACTTTTCTATTAAAATCATATGTACCATCATTGGCAGTAAAAACGCTGTTATACAGACGAACACAAGTCCACCTAACCAAGCGTATCTGACTGCTATATTATTTTTATCTATTGTTCCGATTATTCGTATCGCTGGAAGGTATAGCTTGAATATTGCCATACCTATTCCAGATATCCAAAATGCCGTCACTAAAGTTAGTGCGTCCATTTGTTTCCTTGTTACATATACTGCTGTAAATGTCTTAAACTGCCCATATCATAAGATGCTAAAGCACAGTATTTACCTGCGAACTCTAGATGTGGGAAGAATGTTTTTTCAAGGTCATCTTGTGTTGCTTCTATGGTATAACATAGATACACTCGATATCCTTTTTCTTTTGCTCTTTCAGGCTCTAATTCTCTCTGCACTATTGCAGGATAGTTTTGTCTGATTGCCCAAATTTTTTCTCCTGGTTCGAACTCTTCTGCTACACATTGTTCTGGTAGCATAGCTTCTCTTCTGCCTTCGTAATCTGTCATAGCTAGTTTCTGTGGAACACCTATTTTATCTATTATACTTTTAACAAAAGCTGGAGACCTATATAACGATTTCGCTATATCACTTACATTGTCTCCTTCGAGATACGCTTTTACTGTATCTTTTATTTCTGCTGCAGTTGCAGCCTTACCTCTATTTTGTGCTTTTCTTCTTGCACGGAACTCCATCATTTCCTGATGTTCTGTAATGATATTGCCTAATCTAGTTGTATTGTAAGCAATGTTTAATATATTACATGCTTCTTTCTTTGTGATAGGCTTACTACCATCTGTTGGGTTTAATAACTCAATTACCTTGGTTATATTTGCCTGTGTAAGATTTTCGTGTTTTTTCGTTCTCAATTTCTACCCCTAGTAAAATAATTCCATAATGTAAAATTTTTAAGATGTCATCTACATTTCTGCCATCTTTCTTTCCGAATCTTTGGGCATACTTTATGATATTTCCTAAGCAAAACCCGTCTCCATGACCTGCGTCAAAGATAAACTCTGTAGATTGTATCTTATTCATACTATAATGCTTTCCATAAGTGGAAGCAATATAATCACTAAGCAGTTCTACTGCTTTAGTTTCGTTAAACTTGTCGTTGTTATAATCACTCATTTTTTATTTATAGTAAAAAAGCCGACTTGTACAAGTCTGCCTGTTTCTTTGTTGTTTCCAAAACCTGAACAGAAAGGAGCATGCCAGTACTCTGCTGGATAAAGTACACATCTATTGTATAAATTACCCACATAAGTATGAAGTTCCCAGTTGTCATTCTCTTTCCAATTCTTTTTGAAACCTCCTGTTGGTTTAGTTAAACCTTCTCTTTTTTTCAATAACTTTGTTTCTTTATGTCTAAACAATGCTGTTCCTTTTGAGTTATCATCTTCAGGATTTAGATAAACTACTGCTGCAAAAGCTGCGCCTTCCATTTGGTTAGTAGTATTTTCTAAATATCCTGAGCAATCATGATGTACCCAATTATAATTTGCATCCTCTTCAAAAGATAAAGTAAACGCAGTGTTACTATTTCCTCTAGGAAAATACTGCATTTTTGCACCTAACAAGTGTTCCCATTGATTTCTGCAATATACGAAGTTTTCTTGAGAAAAGGTAGACATAGTTCTACGTCCAGGAAACATATTGTTTCTTTCTCTCCTGCCAGGTCTAAAAAACATAGACAAGGCATTTTTCCTAACCTCGTCTGGGTTTGGATAAAAATCGTCTTTTACTACAATCACTTATCTAATTCGTCTAATACGTCTAAACCACCTTCAATTTTTGCTAAATACTCTTTCTTTGAGTCTAGTTGCCCTTGAAGTAAAGCAATCTCTTGCTCTGTGGTTTCTTTTTGTTTGTTTAGATTTGTACGAATCATTTTTCTATGTTCCATAACTTCTATCTCGTTTTGTTGCACTATTCCGTATATAGTATTAGCTGGTATGTCTTTTGCCATGCATCCTCACTCCGTTTAATAATTTGTATGATGTACCATCACTCTTTCTAACTACTATTGGTCGTCTAGAAAAGTAAAGGTTATTCCATCTTTTTTGTATTGCTGCGTGTATTTCTTCTTCCGTAGCATTGTCGGGAAATACCATTTGCTGTCCATTTACTTCATACTTCATTTTGCTGTAATCCTTTCGTCATACCATGCAAGACCTTCATCCCACCAATAGGGTTTGTCTCTGTATGACCACTTGGCAAATGTTGCCTTATCTGTGTGATAATAAAGTCGGTAGCTTTCTACAACATCATCTTCGTTTTTCAACTCATCTGGCATTGCCATACCAAAAGGAGTTTGCCCTAATCGAGGCATATTCTTTGGCTCAGGTAGTTTATTTACTACTTCTACTACTGACTTGTGTTGTTTACCATAACGATAATGATACTCGTCATTCAATGCATTTGCATAACAATGAGTCCATTCAAAGTTATCTAGAGATGACCTAGTCCATATCGTGCAAGGATGATTGTACATCATTGGCAAGTATGGTGTCAAAGGTCTTTCTTCTAATGGTAAATGTTTAATCTCTGCTTTGTGTTCGTTTAGAATCTTAGATTCTTCTTTGTTCAAAGCACGAGGAACAAACCCAAGTACATGGTCTACCCAAATAGCTGTACACAAAAGTTGTGCAGCTTCGAGTGGCATTTTTACAATGTGCTTATCTACATGATATTCTGCACATTTATCCATGTCTTCATCTAGGTAAAATAGATTCATCTAATCCAGCACTTATATCCTGTGCACTCCTTTAATGGTAAGTCGCAAAACTCGCACCATGCTTTTCTGTCATAGTCGCGCTTTGACTTGTGGAAGCCAGCACCTGACTTATGTCTAGAATGTTTTGCAACTGGATTTGTTCTTTTGTTATTTTTCATATGTATATTATACAGATTTTTTTGATTGTTGTCAAGTATTATTTTTTAACTCCAGATATACAGCATGTGCCCACTCCACGTTTTCCGTAATTATACTCCATATGTAACTGTAAGACACATCCTTGTATATATCTAATCGTTGATTTCCATACATACATAAATATCTACTTATTTTTCTATCTCTAATATACTCTGGGTTTACCTGTCGTATAGATAGATGATAGTTTTCTTCTGTGTTTGGTATTAGAATAACTGGATGTTTCATCCCATTCTCTAATACATCTTTTCTTAGTTCGGTATATCCGTCCTGTTCCTTTCTATGAGAAACAGGACAGAATATCTCCGTGGTATGTACCATCCGAGGTATATAACCATGTTCAATTAATTCAAAATCTTTAAATAGTTTTACTTTCACTTTCCAAATGCTTTTCCTGCTTCACTGATTCCAAAACTTCCTAGTGTAATCACTACAAGAGATGTGAATATTGTGTCACTAATTACTAAGTCCTGTCCCCAGAACGCTGTTACTAAATCACACCCAGCAAAAACAATAAGCATAAAGAATGAAATAAAACCTATTATAGCTTTCTCATTAACATCGTTGTCATCAAGAAATAAATCTATAAACTTTCTTTTGGGAGGTGCTAGTTGTTTCTTAGCTTTTTCAGCTTCGTCTTTCATCTCCTTGATAGTATCTTCTGCATTATCGAGTTTCTCAATAAGTGCCATATACTTATCTAAGTCTATTTCTACTTCATTTCTTGAATTATCCGTTCCTTCTGCCATAGTATCTCCTATGGTTTCCAGTCATACCAATCTCTTCTTCTATAAGGCTTTCCTGGAGTTGCCTCCTGAAAGTGAAAACTTATTGATATTCTTGGACTTAGAGTATCTACTCTATGATACTTTCCTCTCGGAATGTATAGTAAGTCGCCTTTGTCTAACTCTACTACTTCTTCCAAAGTAGCGTCAGGTATACGACCTCCTTTTACTTCAAACTCTTTATAAATGTACCAGCGTATTTTGCCACGTACATGAAATAAAAAGTTATCAGTAGAATCAGCATGAATTGGAAAACATTTTGCATCTTTTTGTTTACTGCAATAAATATTTGCTTGTCCAACTCCATAATGTTTTTCAAATGCTTGACATTGTTTCCACATGGTTTCGTTCAAGAACTCACTCAATGTGAGTATGAAACTACATCCTTGATTCCACAAATGTAAAATCTCTTCTCTGCTTTTCTTTTTTGGTGATTTCTTTTTACACCATTTATTTCCATCTGGTAGTACAATCTGTAACTGTGGTGCTCTGTCCCAGTTACCTATGTTTATTTGATTTAAATAGTTATCTAATTCTGTCCAACTAAAATAATTATCAAACTTAGGTTTATTTGATTTAATATAGAAGTGTCTTTTACCTTTGTATTTCTTGTAAAAATTATCTACACCCACTGGGGCTATTAATTCTTCAAATGTCATTTAACTTCTCCAGTCGTTTCATTTCATAGTTGTACTTCCAGTAAACCTCCATAATATCTTGTCTTCCGTGAGTTGCTTTAGCACTAATACTATATTTTGGATGCCAAGGTTGATAACTTAATGCTGTTAAATGTACTTGCCATATTTCTTCTAAAGGTAAATGCACTTTTTCTTTACCTTTCCAAGGAATATCATAGGGATAAGAAGTATCAGTACCATCAAAAGAGTTCCATCTTGCATCAAGCTCTGTTACTACTTCTAGTGATTTTTCTTTTCTAGGAGAACCAATGCTTTCCATAAAGTACCACTTATAAGTGCCGTCCCATTGTGCTTGTTCTTTTATTGAATGAACATAATCTTTTGCTTTAGCACAGTCTATTAACATTACACTATCACACCACCATCCTCTTTCATATGGAGTACCTTGCCATTTAACATTATTCATTTGCAAACTATCCCAAACCATTCCAAAAGGCTTACCTTCTAAATCTGTTCGCCATAAACTAAGTATATCTCTAAAGTTTATCATATCACAGTCTGTATATAAAGCTCTGCCTTTAAACCCACAAAGTTCTGGTATTGCATATCTAAAACAAGTAAAAGGAGTGCCCCAGCCTTTTCTTTTCCAATCAGGAAACATACTTGGTCTTAACCATACTACTTCTATATCAGCTGATGTATTTTTTAATAAGCTATATAAATATATTTTTTCTATAGTTCGGTCGTGTTTATCACTTGTTCCTACAAATAGTTTTATTTTATCATTTGTCATAAAATCTAACATATACTACTATGTCCCCTTCTGATAAGTGTAAATTATGGAAATAAACATTTCCACTAGCATATCCATGTCCTTCATGTGTTCTATGATGTATTATTTTTTTGTTTCCAAAATTAAACAGCTTATAATCTAGAATTTCTAAGTTTTCTACTAATGGAGGGTAGAATTTACTTATTAGTGATGGAGGGTTGCCTTTTACAATATAATAAGTTTCTCTCATTCTTGGATAGTAAGGTAAGCATATTCCTTTTTCTGTTCCTTTTACTACTACTATTTTTTCTATTGTTTCTTTAAATTGTCCTTTTGTAGCAATGTCTTCCATTATAGTATTGCCATGTTTTCTCCAATAAGGTAATGTACAATTATATGTATCAAGGTCTGCGTGTAAAAAGTAATGCCACATCAAATATGTGTCACAGAAAGGAAACTGAGAGTCTCTTTGTCCATCCATCCACTCTACTACTTCATGGGATAAATTTATTATACTTTGGGGTACTACCATACTTGTGACTCTCCTCTCATAAATCCTACTAGTACATCTCTTTTGCCCCATTCTAATGGTGTGCTTTCATGTAAGTGAAAAGATGTAAATATTGTTAAACTTCCTTTATTTTTAATTGTTTTAAATCTGTGTCTAAAATCTGATTGTGGCATAGTGTCTACTAGTTTTTCGATTTGAGGGTGGTTTAAAATGTCAGGACTACTATATGTTTCTGCTACTTCTAAATTTCCTCCACCATACTCTAAAGGACTGCTTAATTGTACACTTAAACTTATTTTTCGCATAGAAACTCTATTTTTTATCATGTTTAGAGTTGGTCTACAATCTCTATGTGTAGTAAAAAACTGTCCTTTCTTTTTATATCTTACAAAGTTAAATTCGTGTTGAGGTCTTTCTGAGTATAATTTAAATTTATATGTTTTATTATTATACAACTTTACAGCTTTGTATATCTTTTGATATAACTTTTCTGATATATTACATTGTCCTATTCTATCACAATCTCTCAATGTGCGGTCAATACCTCTATAACGAGTTCCAGCTGGTCTAAATTGTTTTGTTTGGATTTGGTAAAATTCGGCTATCTCTGTGTCAGAGAGAAAGTTAGGTATGTGACCACATAAATCTGATTTGTTATTCTTGTCCTGACTGATTATCAATTCCATTTAGTTCTTCTAATTTAATAATTCTATCTTCTAACTCTTCTAACCATTCTTCGTTTTCTTCGAATCGGTCTTGTGCTGGTTCGTTTTTATCAAACCAATCTGCATGTTTCTGCATATCGTGTTTCCACATTAGTAATTTGAATAAGTGCTTAAACATTTTTTACAAAATCCTCAAAAAGGTTAAATTCTTCTACATATTTACCTTTTATGCCTAGTGTTAATACTAGTCTAGGACTATCTCCCATATTTCTATCACTTTTCCAAGTATCTGTTCCATTTAGCTCTCCTACTAAACAAGTCCAGTCTTTTGTAGTTTCAGGATTGTGAACATCATCTATTTTTGTTCTTTTGCCATCATGTATAAAGTTTGTAAAGCCTGTTCCACTATTGTGTATAAAACTTATAAACTTATGTGGTTTATCTCCACCATTGTGCCAACCCGTCCAACCTGTTGCTGGAGGTTGAAATATCATACTATCCCAATACCAACTTTTAGAGTTAGTTAATAACTCAACTGAACCTATAAATGCAGAAGTTCTATCTCGAAAGTCTGCTGTTACACCTCTTCCACTGTAATCAATACTATTACTTACTTCAGGATGCCCACTAATGTTTGGATTATCCATATAGTTTCTTAAAGTTGCTACATCTGTTTTGGGAAGTGGATGGTGTTTCCACTTGTGTGGCATCTTATACATGTCTTGTGCAATTAAGTCTAGTCTTTGAACTATCTCATGCTTTTTAATCGGTATCTTTTTCATTGGTTGTAACTTCTCTATAGTATATTACTACTTCTTTGAGTTCACGAATGTATCGTTTTAACTCTTGCGTGTTATATGCCATTAGTTCATAGTCTGGCACACTCATGGCAAAGAATACTACTTGTCCTTGGTCTTTTTCTACTCTTGCTAAAAACTCTTCCAAGTTCTTTTCACTTACCACATACCAATATGGTTCTTTTAAATCTATTTCTCGTGGTAGAACTGGTTGTGCTATCTGCCGTTCTATCGGCTTTGCACTAACCTCTAATGTCTGGGTTGGCAATAGGCTGCACGATGATACC